TGTCGTTGGTATTCATAGTCTCTCTCCGCATCATTTAGGTCGCCCCAATCCTGTTGATTTGCGATTTCAAGTTTAGGTTTTTCTGTTGGACACTGACCAGAATCAACCAAATCTTGAGCAGGCATTTTAAACGGTCCAACAATTCCTAAAGCTTCATCAATAACTTTATCAGACATTTTTAATCTTCGTCCTCCTCATCCTGGCCAGTTACAGGATTAAAGTTTTTTGCATCCTCAAAGAATGATGATGTCTCATTGAAACCAAAATCATCATCGGCATCAGCACTAAATGGTTTTGGTGAGACTGAGTATCTTTGTTCTCTCTTTGGTGACTGGTCTGGTAAATCAGTATATGAATCAATTTGAGCAGTTTTGATGACGTTACTGGAAGTAACAGGGCCATACAAGTAGAATTTACATGTAAAGTTCATTGTATATATTAATGCTCTTCGTTGTTCAAACTCACCCTCATAGTTGTCTTCGTATGATATGCTGTTCAAAACTATGGGCACATCTCTTTTAATCCCCATATCAGCCATGTCATTAATTGTTATTGTATAGTCTGGTTGGAAGAATGGTAAAATCTGTTCAACAATCTGTAACGCATCATCTGATTGTTTTGCTAAAACATATAAAACAATTTCCAAGTTATATGGGACAGGCATAAATTGAGTGTCTAGTTGTCTACTCGTATTACCTTTAATTTTTTTGAACTTCTGAACACGACTTAATTTTCTGGCTGGGTCATACGATAAGTTTTGTATTTCAAAACCAATTCTAGGAAGTGTTATTGCAACCTTACTTGACAAATCAGCGTCAGACCGAAGTCTCACCAGAAACTTTTCTCTTGGTCCATACGCAAGAGGAACTTTCATAGACTGAGCAACATTACCAGAGCTGTCTTTCCTGACTAAATTAATATTATTGAATGTCGTACCAAATCCTACGATTATTTTTCGGATTGTTTCATGGTAAAATTGTTGTCCTAACATTATGAATTATCCTCCTACATCACCAAATGGATTTTTCTCTGAGAAATCTAACACAGAGTTTGCGGCAGTGGATGATATTGAACCATCTTCATCTTCAAACAACTCATTTTGTGCCATTGTGTCTACATTTCCATCATCAGTGGTGCTTCCGTCTCCAATTATATATGTCTCTTGTAATAAGAACTCTCCTGTTTCTGCAAGAAGAACACCAGCAGAGGTTGTCATATCACTTGTTTCTAGTGCGACGATATCATCACCATCAGTATCGTAAATAAGTCTACCGAACTCATTCTCTAGGTTCAGTGCGTCAATTGTAGCCGTCTCCATCTCCAGAGTAAACTGAGCTGTCATGGTATCCGTTGATAAGTTATCCTCAATCGCATCAATCGCACTAATATCAGTATCAAGAACTTCAGAGCTGTATTCAAATAACCGACAACGCAGTTTGAAAACTGGATTATTGTCTAACTGAAAATATGGTTCATCGTGATCTACAAAATTAATCTGGAACAACTTTGATAAGATTGGATGAAAAATTAAATCACCCTCAAGTGGCCTGTCTGAATCTGTTGATGATGCTTCAGATATTATGTAACCACTCTCGAAGGATGCGGAAGCTTCTACGGTTCCACTATCGAGTGTCCCATCTTCTAAAAGTATTGAACCACCAAGAGTATCGGTTCCCGACTCAATAGTAATCTGTTTTGTGAGGTCTTGAAATCTATCCTTTGAAACAACAAATGTGGCTTCACTTAAATTTTGCAAACCAAACTGACTTATCAGTTCCTTCTCACCAGCAAACCCACCTTCACTATCCTCCATGTACATTTCAATCTTTGCTTGTGTATTAAACTTCGCAAGACTGTCTGTTCCCATGATAGTGTCTTCATTGACTAAAGTTCTGTCTAGATAATGAACATCGTGTCCATATATCTGAATAGACTCAACAACCAAATCTCTGTACAGATTTTGTTCAGTCGCTAACGCTGCAGCGTTACTGGTATGAAAAATTGAGTTAACTGCCATAACTTATCCTATCATATAATTTACTGGCAATTCATAAGCTAATTGTATTTGTTCCTCTAATCTTTGTATCTCTTCTTGTGCTTGTGAATAAATCGCTTCACCGTTCATAGTAACACCGCCTAACATTGTCACACCATTGAACTTACTAAGATTTGCGCCCCATTGCCTTTTGATTAACGCAGTCGCATATCTTTTTAAATATATGTCATCGTATATATCTGTGTATGAGTCAGGGTCAAGTTTTCTGTAACACTCTATGATTATGAAATCTTGGTCAGCAACAAAATCATTTTCAAAATCTGCATCTATGTACAAACGGTTTTGGTGTTGATTAAATCTAATCGGTGTTTCACCCACCAAAATATGTTCTAGAAAATCTAGATGTTTCATTGTTAGTTCATAGTGTATCACTGATTGTGAAGAGAAATCATATAAATCATTTAGTCTTAATTGATATCGAATATCAAATAAGTTAGAGCGACTTGAGGTATCACTAAAAGGAAACACTTGCACAACAGAGACTACAGTATCGGGAACAGGTATATAATTTTTACCCTCCAACCAATCAGCTGTCACTCCACTATCTAGTTTATCGGTCACGGACGTTGTGGCATTTTCTCTACCCCTAGTCACATCGGCAGTTGTTATCAAATGCTTCAAATACATCCTTTCAATACCATCATAATGATATTGTGAGAAATATTGTAACGCTTCATCTATTCTGTCGTCTGCCTGATCATCAGACACGTTGATGTCTATGACTCCGAAACCGAGAGCTCTTAAGCAGTAACTTTTGAATGTAGCTTTTGATGATGGTATTGCCATTACTTATCTACCAGTTGTTGTAACAGAGACTTTATTTCATGCATCTCACATTTCAAAGTATTTATCTCTCTTGTTGCGTTTCTGATTGCGTCCCTTTGCTCTTCTTCTTCTATAAGTTTCTTTTTTGCTTGTTCTGATCTTTTTTTAGCCATTTCATAGGCAGACTTATTACGATTGATTATAGCAGTAGAGTTCATATCTCTTACTAAATCTGTTTCACCCTCAACTTTTCTATAATTATCACTCATTATGTTGCCAGTGCGATTGCTCGTAAATCTTTAATTCTTGGTGGTTGAGACATGTTAGTTCCTTGCATCACAATCTTGATTGAGAAGGAAATGAACTCATCTAATGGATCACCGATACCGTCATCGGTAACACCAGCGCTGAACACATACTCTTGAAAATCATCTCTATCCAAGGACGGATTTACAAATGAGTCTGCACCACCATCAGTGTTAAAGAACTGGTAATCTAAATCATCGAAGTCAACTGAATCTTGAGCTCCTAGTGTTTTAAATAGAACCTTAATTTCAGATGTTGCTGGTCTATGAGCACTTAGGAGAACCTTGATAGCAGTTGCTGGATTTTCTAATATGACTTTCTTTGTTATGTAGATTGCAGCGTTGTTATCACTCTGTGGTTCTGTCGATGCAACAAATGTTAAATTTGACGCAAGATCAGATGCTGAGTCAATGTTATTAATTCTGTTGGCAACGGAAACCCAAGAAGCTCTTTTCAAGTCAACGACAGGTGTTAAGTTAGGCCGATCAGTTGTTAGAGTTAGGTCTGTGGTATAAGATTTAGTGCCACTCATCTCATTAGTTTCATTTATCTCTGATGCAATCATGAAGCAATCATCAAATTCAGTATTATCATTTAAACTGATACCAATCTCATTTGCAACAGAGGTTTTTGTGAATGAAGTTTCTACACCAGATACACTAGTCGCAGTCGTTGGTCTAATCGTGCCAGTAACTTGTGTGCCCTCTGGTTCCAGTGTGCTTATCTGTGTAAATCCAGTATTAATAATATGGTTCTCTGTCGCAGTAACATTTGCACCACCATTCTCCGCACTAGACCCAGAACCACCATCAAATACTGGACTACTTGTGAGAGTTATACTATATGAGTCTAAATCTATGTTACCAATTGATGTATGTGTTTTGTTCACTTGTGACAAAGGAACTTTATGTAGTTGG